AGCGGAGCTTTTAAGAGTCCAAGCTGCTAAGGCAGAAATGGAATACATCATGGAACAGAGGATGGAAGAAATAAGACGGCTAGAAGAGGCCGTTAAGAAACAAGAACTTGCAGAATCTTCACTGCAGGAAAAACTAAATGCCTTAGTAGGAGGATAAACTAATGAGCGATTTTAACAGTTCCTTACCGGTCAGGACCGAAAACCCCGGTGACGTAGTCGTCAAACTATCAGACGCAACTACGCCAAGTCAACAACAGGCAGTTAACGCGGCCGGATCAGCCCAGATTGCCGGTCAAGGTATAGCTGGCACCCCCGCCGGCGGAGTGGTATCCGTTCAAGGTGTTAGTGGTGGAACGCCATTACCTATTAGTGGAAGTATAACCATTACTGATCCAGCTGAAGGGCCAACGGGAGCATTGCCACCAAGCGATGCTATATACATTGGAGCTTTAGCTTCTACGTCTGCTCCATCATTAACGACCGGATATATGTATTCTCCATCGTTAACTCTAGCCGGCGCGCTACGAGTAGATGGGTCTGCCGTAACTCAACCGATCAGTGCTGCAAGCTTACCGTTACCAACCGGGGCGGCTACTAATTCCGAATTGATTACGATTAATTCGACATTAGGATCACCCTTCCAAGCTGGCGGAAGCATCGGAAATACTGCATTTGGTATTTCTGGTTCTTTGCCTGCTGGTAGTAATATTATCGGCGCAGTAACTCAATCAGGTGGTCCTTGGACTCAGAACTTGACTCAAGTTGGTGGTTCTGCCATCTCTTTGGGTCAAAAAACGATGGCAGCATCTTTGCCTGTTGTTATCGCTTCTGATCAATCGATTCTATTGACAAGTGATAAAGCTGATGGACCAGCAGCTCCTGGAGCAGCTTCCAGCTTCTCTCTATTATCTGGGGCTATTTATAACAGCTCGCCAATCAGTTTAACGAACGGTCAGCAAGCTTCATTGCAATCGGATTCAGCTGGACGTTTATTGGTTGATGGGTCACAAGTGACTCAGCCAGTCAGTGGAACAATTACAGCAAATCAAGGTGGCGCACCTTGGAGCCAGAATATCACTCAGATTTCTGGAGCTTCTCCCAGTGCTTCGAACAGTTTACCAGTTGAGATCTCATTAGGATCTTCATTTATAAGCTCTTCAAACCCACTGCCTGTTATTCTTGATCCAGCCGGTGCTGGAACTCCAGTCATGGATTTTAAAGATGCTAGTGCGATTGCTGCTGGATCTTCTGATAATCATGACTATACAGTTACAGCAGGAAAAACTCTGCACTTACAGCAGATTGAATCTTCTGCTGCTGGAAAAGCAAAGATGACTCTGGAAATTGAAACTGGCGTTGGAACAAGTATATTTACGTCTATGGCAGTTCAATTTAACTCTACTGCAACTCCTGATATGAGTTTGATTATTCAATCTCCTATGTTAGTAGCTGCTGGGGTTAGAGTCCGCGTTGTAATGTTGAATAGAGATAATCAAGCTGATGATCTATATAGTTCAATAATTGGATTTGAAATCTAATAGGTGATGTATGGCAGACATGAATTCTAGGTTACCAACACAAGATCAGGCAGATGGAACATCTGGGTCTGCCATACCTACCGAAGCTATATTGGTTGGAGGTTCAGACGGAACTAACCTCCAACCTATTTCTACTACATCAACTGGGGTAGTTAATACTAAAGATCAATCTGACGGACCTGTAACTCCTGGCACTGTATCAAGTTTTTCACAACTTATAGGTGGTCAATATAATAGCACACAATCTGCTCTTACAACTGGTCAACAAGCGGCTTTACAATCAGATGTTCGTGGAAATTTATTAATAGGTTCAGGTTCTGTTGCAATATCTGGTTCTATTGCAGGAAATGGTAATATATTACTAATCCCCAATGGTGGTATAACAAATATTAATTCTTATTCTGGGATACTAATAGAAATAAGTGGAACTTGGAGTTCAACTTTAACTCTTACAGGTTCAAATAGTGGTAGTTCATTTTTTACAATTGATGTAATAAATTTATCTAACCCAAATAATGGACCACAATCAACAATTACATCAAATGGATTATACTATGCACCGATCGGAGCTACAAATATAGCCTTAACTTCTTCATCATATGTTTCCGGTACAGTACTTTGTTATGCTCAATTACGATCAATTCCTCCAGCAATACTTAATGCACCATTTAAAACAGACGTGTCTACAACTGGAACTTTAGGCGCATTAAATGCCACTCTACAGTTACCTATAAATGACGTATCATCCGCATATGCATTAATCTCAGGAACATGGGCAGGTACTATTCAGTTTCAAGGTAGTGTTAATGGTAGTTCGTACGTTCCATTGGAAGCAGTCCAGGGGGGACCTACAAATGCTTATACTAATGCTGGGTTTACTACAAATGGTGGCGTAAGAATTGCACTCCCTGCTGGTTTTACAAACATCCAAGCTATAATGACAGCGTATACGTCCGGTACGGCTACTGTTGTTATAAATACTTCATCTGGAGTGTCAAATACTGAAGTGATTCAGCTTAATGCTGCTAATTTAAAAACCACAGCTTATATTGCTGACGGCTCCGGAAATGCCATCAATTCAATAAATTCGCAACTAGAAACTGCTGATATTATTAACACATCTATATCAAGCGGTAGTATCACTGTTGGTACTACAGCTGTTGCAGCTAGAGTGGGTGCCTCTAACCTAACAAGTAGAAAACAACTTATGATAGCTCCCGTTACCTATACAATTTATATAGGCGCTACTTCTGGGGTCACTACAGCTACCGGCATTCCAATATATCCAGGTCAAGTTGTGGCGTTTGCGTATGGCGCTAGTGTTACTCCGTATTTAATAGCTGCAACTTCTGGCACGGTAAACGTATTCGAAGGAGCTTAATATGGCACAAAATGGATACTTTTCTTCATACAGCCCCCCAACAACAGCTACTAACTACACGGTTACTAGTACTTCAGCTCAGACTTTAACTACAGGTGGGGTTATTATTGCAACAGTCACGCCGGTCGCCGGAACCTATCTAGTTGTAGCAAGCTGTAGTTTAACAGCTTCAAGTGCGGCAGGTAACGTTGCCACGGTTGGTATATTATACAATGGGACGTATCAGACTGGCAGCTTGCATACAGCCACGCCTCAAAGCACAAATACGAGTATTATTTATTCTAACGGCTTTCAAGCCATGACAATTGCAACAAATTGTATCTTGACTGTTAATGGTTCTGTAGCCGTTACCTTAGCAGGTTATACGAATACTGGCACCGTAACAGTTAACCCTTTAGTAATGAATTTAGTGAGGATAGCATAATGACTAACGATCAACTCATTGCAGCAATTACAACAGCTTTACAGACTCAAGATGTAAACGGCGAATACGCTAATGTTGTTTTGTTGATGCAGGCGTCTATAATAAATAGCTTAAGTAGTATGCCGCCTGATCAACTGGCTAATATTTGCACACTTTTAAACATCAACACGAGTGGTTCTTAAAATGAAAAAACTACATAAAATTATAGCGTTTATAAAAAGAACTTTTGTAACTGACTGCCCGGTGTGTCATAAACATTTCTATGGCACCAGTAAACATATGTGTCACGTTAAAGTCAGTAACAAACATTACAGGATAATCTGTGAAAAATGTGCGGAGGAACACAAGTTGTTGAAATAATATGGATAAGTTGGATAACATACAAGAAAAAATAACCAAGATAGAAGTAACCTTAGCTGAGCAGCACCAGACATTAAAAGAACACACAAGACGAAGTACAGCCAATGAAAAGGCAGTAGAATTACTTAAAGGACAAACAGACGACGTTAAGAAGATGGTATACACCATGCATGGTGGCGTTAAGGCCCTATTTGCAATCTTAACAATCATAGAAATTATTTCTAAGTTTTGGCATTAATATGATACATAGAGTGCTGCGACATATACACGACGTAATAAAAGGAAAGACCGATGTAAGTACTCTGCGGTCAACTCATTGGCATACGGTTAGAAAGCATCACCTAGAGCAACATCCTATTTGTGAGATTTGCGGCGGTAAAGATAAGTTACAGGTTCATCATAAGAAGCCGTTTCATATGCATCCAGAATTAGAATTAGACTTATCAAATTTGATAACTTTATGTGAGCACCCTGGAAAAGATTGTCACTTAATATTCGGACACCTACAGTCGTTTAAAAGCTATAACCCCAGTGTTGAAGAGGATGCTAAGATATGGAACGAAAAGTTAAAGAATCGCCCATTGAACCAAAGTTCTTAGACATGATCTGTCAGGAATGCCACGTAGCTTTAAAGTACCCGCATGGGGAGTTAAATCAGTGGTGTAAATGCTGTTTTTGCGGGTACACTGAGATTAATCCGACACAAGAAAAAGCAGGAATTATTAACCTACAGGAGTTAGAAATAACGAACGTTCTTGTTCGCGGCGACGCATAAGGCCAGGAACTTCTCGGCCAGAAGCTTTATCCCATAGTAGGAATCGTTCAGCAGCTATATCAAAGTTACCTAAATTAACTTGCTTTAATAAACCTGAAGTATTGAAGTTACGTAAGCCAATATTATAAGCTAGAGATACTAATGCGGAGAACTGATTTTCATTAACATCTACTTCTAGTCGGTCAGATACGCCGTCTTCGACTCGACCTAAATCTTGTCTTAGCTGATTGTCAGCTTGCTCTTGAGTCCATATTAGGTCTGGGTTAACTTCTGACCCGGTATGTCCCCAGCCAATAGTCCATATACCGACTATATCGCGGTAAGATTTTAATTTGCAGCTTTCGCACTCTTTTATTAAAGCTAAACCTTTTTCATTAATTTTCATAATCCCCCCTTAAAAATTGCCTTCCATGGCATAAATATACGATAGTTATTATATTAAATCATCATAATTTAGTGCATTATTAAATGCTTTGCATAGTGAGTTATCTATGTGTGTTTTACATACATCCTCAATTTTTTTGAGGATTTGTTCTTTATCTTCAGAGGCGGAAGATGGGGCTGCGGCAACACCGTCGTCAGCTTTCGGCGCAATTGGGTTTAGACTATCCAGTTCTTTAAACAGAAAGTTATAAACATACTCATGTGGAACTGCCAATGTATAGCCCAAATCACCGCTGCCGGCAAATACGACCGCGCTAATCTGATTTTCTTCACCATAGATTCCGGAACCTGAGGAGCCTGGTTGAATGGTTGTAGAGACGACGATCGATTCAAAATCACCGATGATGGGTAGTTTTCCTATAAAAGCGCAGATAAAACCAGTAGATGGATTTGCCTTGTCAGCGTCGGTACAGTCTTTTAAGCCCATAACAATCTGAACTTGAAGTTTATCAGAGAAGTATCCTCGTGTAATAATTACGGGTAATAAATGAGGGTGTCCGGATGTCGTAGCATGATCAAATCGTACGGGAGCTGTTCGCGATACGGACGCAGATGGGCCTGCATGAGCTGATACAAATATCGCACATAAATCATGTCTATTTGAAGTTTTATAGGCGGTAACTGCGAGTTTTCGTCCATCTAGTGTATGAACTAAGCCTCCACGCGAGACAACTCCACAAACATGTTTATTAGTTAGAATCATGGAAAGAGTTTCAGTTGACGTTACAACTGTTCCACTTCCTCCGGAATTCTCAGCCCGATTAGTGATTTTAACGGTAGCTGTTGGTACAAACTCAGACGGACGCGTGCATCCACCTGCTCCTAATAATAGTAATCCGATTAATATTTTTTTCATATATCTCCTTTTTCCATTACAACAGAAACAATACGATTATTCAAGCTTTAATTCATCGGGAATAAGATTATATTCATCTAGTAGAATCTTACACTGTTCCTTAAAATGTGCCTTAGTGAATTTATGGCTATTATCGTCAAAGATTATTACCTTACAGGTATCTTTACCATTAGATCGACGTAGACCTCTGCCAATTTGTTGAATTATAGAATTTTTTGAGCGTCCTAGGCCTGTGATAATGATGAACTCAGCTGGTTTAGTGTTAACCCCTTCGCCGACAATACCAGTTGTTCCCACTAAGGTCTTTATCTTTCCTTTTGAAAAGGCCTCAAGTAATATAATTGAATCCTCAGATTCGCCGTTCGCGAAATGCGAACCACATAATTCACTAAGGATCTTGCCATGCACTATTTCCTTGACTAATACAAGAGTAGGGACACCACTATGGTCCAGAGCACGCACCAATCTAGCAATAAGATTATTACGCACGTCGTTTTCAACCACGAGAGTTTTGTAGACTTGCCGCCATGTATGAGCGTTAGTCTTGGTTTTTGGTATCGTAACATAAAATGCCTCCAGGGGGGTTATATACCCGTTTTCTACCGCTTTGTGGAAATCCACTCGGTATATTATTCTCCCCGCGATGCTTTCAAACAATATATCTTCTTCTGAACGACTGCGAAAAGGCGTAGCGGTAAAAAATAGTCTATAGTATATACCATTCCAGTACTTACTATTTAATGTCCTATAAGTCTTTGCAGCGACGTGGTGGGCCTCGTCGATGATTAAACAGTCGTATTTCTTAGTCTTTTTAAGCTCCGGAGAATCAATATTTTCAATTGTTATATTTTTAAGAGACCCAAAACAAGCTGTAAAATCTTCAGTAAGTTGATTCTTAAGGGTTAGGTTTGGTACTACTATAAGGGTTTTAACTTGTAGAGCATTAACTAAGTACATCATGGTTAAGCTTTTACCGAACCCGGTGACTGCTGAAATTGTCCCACGATGATGTTGCAAGGCGGCATCAACTATCTCTAACTGTTCAATATATGGGGGATGTGGGAAAGTAGGGTTAAACATCCCTGGCTTGGGCGTTGGTTTAACCCTCATATCTAACAACGAGAATGGTGCCTTTAAGGTGGATTTAACCGTCTCTAGTAGCCCAGTAGGGAACATGCCTGACTTTGCCAGTAATGACACCCTATTGCCCGCCTTAACGCCAAAGGGTGTAAATACTGGGGGTAGGGAATAGGAGAGGACCTCTTTTAAAGAGTTATGTTCGGCTATAGAGAGCCCCTCCACCTTAGAGATACTGTTGTGTATGATTATATCAATCAATTTCATCTCTTTTCCAGAATAGGTAATGGCCGCAGGTTGGGCACTTATCATGTTTCTTACTTACGTTTTTCTCGACACCATTGCGGGACATAGTCTTAGACTTCCGTGCAGCCATGTCCAAATGTAAACATATCTCACTATCGCAGATAGCTTGAAACGTGTAAGTCTTAATCTTTTCATCTTCATCAAATAGATCAAAATAGTTCATACATCCCTCCTACGGGATTATTAATTAATAGTAGTATAAACACTAACAATGCTATTACACTAATAAATACTACTATTTTTTTGTTAGACATACTAAAACTCCTTAGTTATTACTTTACGGAACTTCCAACAAGTTGTCAACTTTTGTCTATTACGTAAGTCTAGCGAAAGTCTTTATTATCGTAATTTGATTTTCCGAGATTGCAGTCTCTGCATAAGACTTGAAGGTTCTCAAATACTAAGGCTAAATCATATCTTATGCTGATGGGTTCAATATGATCTACGTGCATCTCACCCTTAGTTCTACCACAGCACATACAGGTTCTACCGTATGTTGCAAACACTTTGTATCGTAGTTCTAGCCATTCCTGTGACCTATAGAAGTCCTTTCTATGGTTTTGTCGAGCATGCTTATGCTCCTTTCGTTTCTTAGATGCAAATTTTCTCGATGTGTCCCTCGGTGAAAGCTGTATCTGAGGACTCACCGCTCGTGGACCTACGGCTACATAACACTTCTCAGAACAACATCCCTGATCTTGGTGTACTAATCCCTTAACCCATGAGTAGAATTCTCTACAAGCTCTACACTCTCTCATCTTCTTTCGCATACACTTGTCTCCTGTTGCATCTATTAGAATTCTAGGTTTCAGCAACATACACCTAGATAACTACCGGATATTAGTAGAGATGTCTTTATTGATAGCGTTTACTACAGCTTTTGAGTGTGTAGCTACTCATCCCTTACGGGCCATGCAATTGGTTGCTATCGCAATTTATCTCTAGTTTACACAGAATCTTTAGTGGCTTGGCTCTTACAAGTACAGAGTGATCTCCAGCATCTCACTTAAATTCAATGTTTTGGTAAGCCTTATTAGGTACTTACGCTTTGCCTTTCTTTATAGTTCGTAAGGCTACGCATCAACTTATCTGTATTATAGGCATATTGTGTGCCAAAAGTAAAGCATTCTTTACTAATATTAATTATAATAAAGTATATTTAACTTTACAAAGTGGTGCTTTTCAGATATTCTCTAATTGTTAGTCCAACTATATCCCTCCTC